TAGATACCTCTGCTGCTGCACCACCACCACCAGTGCCAGCATTATTATATGTTAAAGAATTGCCAACTTTATAATCATCACCAGAATTTACAATTACAAAAGATTCAACTGAACCTTTGGATGCAGATTCAACAATGGTTGTTTGATTGACAGGAGAATTTGATTCGAAAAGGAAATCACTTCCTGAATGTGGTTTTGATGTTCTATATGGGAATGTATTTCTAACAAGATTTGATCTATTAAAATCAAATGTTTGATCTAATCTTTCAGTAATTACTTGCGATCTATAAGTATCACCAACAAAATAAGGGAATGCTGGATCTAATTTTCCAGTAACAACATTTGTAGATACACCTACAAAATATGCATATACACCATCAGGAAACTCTGGGGTCTTGGAGTATCTTCCGTTATGATAATCTAAATCGCCACTATCATTAAATTTAAAGTCTTCAATAAAATATCCAGATTCAAATACATCAAGAGATGGGCGATTTTTAATATCAGAAGATGCCTCAACATAACCACTGACTAATCTTCTAGTTGGTGAGTTATCGTCATTAGGATCAGAGAATGCATATGGTCCATAAATTGGATTACCATCATTTGCCCATCCAATAACTTTAGAGTGTTCATCCTCAGAGATTGAATCTAGGAAAGATGCACCATCTCTATCGGTGGAGTATCCAACAACACCATATGATAAACTGTCCTCGTAATTTGAGAGTAATTCATCAGAGAATCTCTTCAAATTATTAACACGAAGATATCTAACGTTTGATTCTAAAACTACGTTTCTGCCAGGTGGTTTGACATTAATACTTGTATTATTTTCCTTATATCCTGTTCCTTTATTGACAATAATTACATCAAGAACTTTACCATCTCTCACAACTGCTCTTAATTTTGCACCAACACCTTCACCATTAATTTCTAAATCTGGTGCAGCATCATAGAACTTTCCACGATTTTGAACTTCAACTGCAACAATATGACCTCTCTTAACAATAGGTTTTAGTTGAGCACCTTGACCTGTTTTTGTAACAACTTTTGGATTTCTATGGAAGTTTAAGATATTTGATCCATAGTCAGATCCTTCTTCATAAACATATACGTCAGTAATTTGACCGCGAACAATTGGAGTTGTAAAAATTGTATTGATACCACCAGATCCTGGAGCAAATTCTGCATCAATCTTGACTTGAATTGGTGGATATGAGAATATTTGATATCCTTCACCAGAAGTAGAACCAAAACTTACATAGTTTTTTCTATTATAATTTGTTCTTGCTGCACCGACTGCTTCTGCAAGTTGGAACTCAGAATTATTTAATTTTAAAATTCTGTATTGTGTAGAACTGGAAAGACCAGAAACTGCAGAAGTTTGGAATGTATAATTGATTAAATCACCATCATTAAATCCATGATTGTTTGATTTAATGATATTTGTGATTGTAGATATACCAACTGGATTAACTCTGAGTTTTCTATTGCTAAAACCAGAACCAGGATTTAAGACTTTAATTTCAGAAACAACATTTTGCTCATCAAATGTTCTAAACTTATGAATACCACCAGTGTTAACGGTAGTAAAACCAACTGTATTAATACCTGCAGAATAATCAGCTAGATTTTTGTATAAGTAAATAGATCTTGTATTAATAACTTCTGGGTAGTAAATTCCTCCATTCACTAAATTATCATTTTGATTTGTATTGGATCCACCAAAAGATCCAATACCAAGAGGTAAGTTACCACTAGAACTGTAAACAATTCTTTGACCATCAACTAGGTTGTGGAAGTTTTCAAACGTTAGGGCATCATTAATAATATCAATACCACCAGTTGCTGCAACACCAACTCTAGATGCGTTAAAAGGCATCTCCCTGAATTGTTTCGAAACAACTGCTTCTAAAACGGCATCTTTACCATTACCACCTTCTATAGTTGTTGATAAAACTCTATTAATACTAAAATCTTGTGGGTCAACAACAACTTCTTTAACGGTGCCAGTAACAACCGTTTGTGCTTTTGCAGTTGTTCCTGTTGAAATGACAGGATCAGAAATTGCAAGTTGTGGTGGATTTAGAACATCATAATTTGCTCCACCATTCAAAACTTTAATATTATCTAAAGGACCATAGTAAACTCTATCATCAGATTTATAGTTCTGAACTTCAACACCATTAATCATCAAACCAACTGGTCCAGGTTCTGTTGGTGTATTCTTTCCAGACTTAATATCAGGAACTAATGGGAAGTTTACTAATGATTTCTTTGCCTTTAAATTTTTATTATAGTGTTGTTTTAAAGTGAATGTATGATTTGTTGTAGTATTGAACGCAGTATCTTGCAACCCTACATGTTGACTAGTTCCAATGAATGAACGCGCATTATATAATTTAATTCTATTCGTTCTAACAGGATTGGTATCTCTTATAACTTCAACATAGTAGACTCTACCAAACTCTAATCCAACAATTTTGTTGCCATCACCAGTGTAAATTACTTCATCTCCCGTCATGAACGGAACATCATTGGCAAATGATAGTGTGGAATATGTGCCAAGAGTTGGGAAAAATCCTTGGTAGATATTATTTAAATTTGTTGTTGGTGTAATCGTAATCGTTGCTTCCGAAATTTCTTTCGTTATTTCATAATCTGGGAGTGAGTTTGATGCAACATACATCCCACTAGGTTTTTCACTATAAGTATTTTGAACATTAGACAAAATCTTATCAGATTCTAGTTGAATACCAGATGAAGTAGTATAATCAAATCTTTTACGTATACTTAAATCTCTATTAGATGCAGCATTGATTGACTGATTTATCTGAACTTGATTTCCATTTACAGAGGTAACAACTGCATTCGATACTACGATATTTTCAGCATTTCTATCTAAAATATCTACAGAATCATTTTTCTTAAGACTTGATTTGTCTGCCGTTTCAAATAAAGTTACTGTATTATTTGAAAAACTTTCAATTTCATATCTCGTTCTGGTGTTGTAAATCCAGGTATTGAAAGCAAATTGTTTATAATTTTCATCATTATTAACAATACTATCACCCAAATTTTTGACACTGATTAAATCATCATTGAATAATAAAGTATATTGATCTTTATCCTCAATATCTGACATTACGCCAGTAATTCTAAGATCTACTCTCTTTGATGTATCACCATCTTCATATCCATAAACAGTATCAGTTTGTGAATATGCGAGAGTTCCTGGTGTAATTGCAGAAGTAATTCCACTACAACCAAAGAATTGGTTGATACTCTTATCTCTATATTCTATCTTTTGATCATTAACATTTATAATACCCGTTTGACCAAAACCAATAGTGCTGTCTACAGTAACTACTGAAGATCCAATAGAAACACTATCAGAAATTAAACTATTGGGTGTAATATTAAACGTTCCCTCAATAAGACTTTTCTCATTATATCCAGAGAAAAGTTGAATTTTGTAGAACGTTTTTTTATTTCTAGTAATAATTTCAACTTCGGATACTGGTCCAGTGGCAGTATCTCTATAATTACTGATCATTTGACCAATAAGTTTATTCGGATTGCCCGAAATTTGTTCACCAACAAGAACTCTTCTTCTTATAAATTCTGCATAAGAAGGTTTTAGAAGGAAATCTTCTAAGTTAATAACTTTAGGAACTTCATTATATAAGATTGCAAATAGAATTCTAAAAGATTCTTCGGTTCCTTTACTTTGATATAGATTACGAATCTGCTTGATGAGATTGTTTACATCAAGAGAACTCTCAAAACTAACATCTTCAAATCCAGGTGCAAGAAGATACTTTAATTTTCTATAAAACTCCTTAAGAAATAAAGAACTTAAATTTTTAACCTGAGTTCCAGTGGTATGAGAATCTGCTGCTGAAGATTCAAATACTAATTCTTCAGCATTTAGACGATCCCTATACGAGGTAATTCCACTAAATCCACGAATACATCCGGTAAAACTATTTGTGGTTATTCCAGTATATGTAATAATCTCATCATTTAGTCTAAAGAGACCATAATCCTTAGGGAAACCACCTGTAGTTGTTACGTTAATTGTGGTATCGGTAGACGTAACATTAGAAGTTATTGAAGTATGATCAGTTAAAATTTCTGGTGTTAGATTATTAAGACTTAAATATTGATCTAAATTTTCGACAATATCAATTGCACCTCCCCTAAATTCCTGGGAAGTATAATATTGCTTGAGAAAGTCTACGACTTTAGGGCTTTCATTTAAAATGAATTCTGGTAATTGGCTATCAATGACTTGCTGTACTTTTACCCTAGCGTCAAAACCAGTAGTGATCATATTTCCTCTCTATTACCTTGTTATTTTTCCGTTTAAGTAACTTGATTTCACTGGGAAGTTCACTCCAGAAATTTGCTCTCCAGAGGCAATCGTATCCTTAACCATATTTATAGTGCTTTTCGAGACATCGAAGATGAGATATAAGTCCTTCAAACCGATAACATCATTTGAATCTGGGATTGCTTGAATCTCTACAACGTTCTCTGGAAGATCTGTTGAAGTAATATTAATTGTATTGACAATGATTTCACCTTTCTTATAATCAACTGTTCCAATTGATTTTTTAACAACTTCAAAAGTATCTGGATCTAGTGTTGGTTTAACAATTGAAAGGATACCAATATCACTATCTTCTACTGGGACATCTAAGAAATATACAGTTTCTGCTTCACCAGCAACTTTAAAACCAGTGCTCTTAATACTAGAACCATCTAGTTTTTTAAAGAACTTATTACCAAAGCAAATTTCATATTGAGCAAAAGTATTAGTAATACAATTCATATTCCTTCTCATCTTCACTTTAGTAATATTGGAAGTAATAGAAGTATCTACATTATCAATGATTTGAAGAACCTTACTATATCTAAATCTTCCACCAAACTTATTCATATCAACAGTTTTGGAATGTTTGGTTAGAGATGCTATGATACTTGATCTTAATGATGCAATATCTGTAATCTTAGAAGAATCATAGAAGACATCACTCTCAAGTTCAACAAATAGTAGTTTGAGATCTGATAATTCTTGTTTGACACCAGATACAGTGTATTGCTTCAGATCATTTAAAATTTGTGTTTTTGCAAAGTCTGAGATAGCATAACCATTTTTTGGTTTGATACTAATAACAACCTTACCAAACTCTGGTGGATCTAACTCTTCACCACCAACAACAGCAACTGATTCGGTGCTTGGGAATACCTGTTGTATGATTGCCTCATAATCCTTTGCTGTAACGGCACGATACTGCGATGAATACACTCTAGGGGCAAAGTATTTGATTGAATCAATTGGTTCAATTGAACCGCCTCCTACTGCCTTCTGAGTGGTTGTTACTGATGGCGTTGAGATTGGTGAAACAGTAAGACCGTTACTATCCGTAGTTGTTCCGGAATACTTGAACAATGATGGTCCATTACCATTTTCACCATCGGTGACAATATAAGAAACTTGAATTACATCACCTGATGCTAATTTCTTACCAATGATTCCATCACCGAAGAGGAGTTCATATTTTTCATCCGCGACTTCTTGAATTAGATAAATTTCAGATTCTTTATCAACAGTAATAATATTATCTACTTGCTTATACTCTTTTGTCCCAATTCTTACTTTAATAGTTGTTGTATCAATATTGGGATTATTTAAAATAAATCTTTGGTCCTGAGAGGTATCTACAATAAACTCTTTTGTTAGATACGTTCCCTGACAAATTTCTAAATCAGTAAATGTTGCCTGATTATTAACGATATTGGCGCTCACATCGCCTGGAACAGAGAAAGTGTATGCACTGTTGTTAACTGCCCCAACACACACTAAACCTGCCTTCAGGATCAACTGAGAGGCAGTTGTCGATACATCTATAGTAAAACTAACCGTTGCCTTTGCTGCAGTTTTTGATCTAGGGACATATCCAATATTTCTTGCTAAAGAAACAACATTCTCTCTAAGAGTTGCCGAATCCAAGAAGGATTCATTAGCAACCATGTTAGAGTTGAATGCTGTAATATACGTATTATATGCTAACGTATCGATCAGAACAGAAAAGTTAGATCCTTCAAAGTCAAAATCCGTGAAATCAGAATTAGCACGGAGATAATCTTTGATAGATGTTTTTATCTGATCAAAATCTAGATTGGTAAACTTAGTAAAAGGCATTATTTTATCTGGTTGCCTCTAGGATGAATGAAAATTGTTGTGGTGGAACCTCTTGTCCAACAATGTTATAGGATATGAAGATCTCAAATTCGTTTCTATCCGCATTTGGATCTACTCTAACCCGAACATTGTTTATCCTTGGTTCGTAGTTTTCAATTGCAACTAAAATCTGATCCTCAAGAAGGGATGCAGTACCAAAATCAACAAATTCAAATAAACTAGTTTTTACGTCAGAACCAAAAATAGGGTTAAAAAATCTCTCACTGGGAATAGTTTGCACAATATTACGGACTGCTTTCTTGATTGCATCCTCATTTTTAATATTGAGGATATCATTAGTTACAGGATGCCTATCAAATGATAGACTGATGTCCTTAAACGCTCTGGATATCCTCTGAACCACGACAATATGGAGATTTTACTTAATTTTATTTATACCCTATTCAGAATAATTCGGTATTATCGTCTGTTTTCTCGTAAAGGTCCTCTTGATTCACCGTGTCGCGTTTTTTTGGTGTAATATCATCATTTGAAATCTCACGAAGCATCTTTTGATGCTGGTCATTTGCCAAATTATCCAAAAAATCGTGATTTGCAGTCATTTCTTCATCTCTGTAGTAGTCTGTAACAAGTTTTGTGGTTCCCCACATCTCTCTCATGTAGTTTTTGTCTCTATCGACAGGTGAATTACCCATTTTAGCTCCTGATTTGCGCGAAATCAGAACTTTTAGAGGGGTTGCTATCCCTTATTTCTATTTATTTTCCTCCTCTTCACGTTCTTTTGCTGTTTTCCAGTGATATTCGTCCTCTCGACCCATTCCAAGGCGCTCATAACCATTTTCAACACTATAATATTGAGTTGAAACCTTAAAATCAGGCATTTTGGGATCAATAGGAGTCAGACTATTGTCAAAAATACGTAATCTATTGTTTGGATACAGTGCATATTGCCCATTTTCCAGTTCAATTAGGTTATGGGACTTGTGTTCGGCAGGATTTTCACTTGTTGCCCAGTCAACATAGTCTGGATCATGGTGATAGTTATCAATTGTGCATACATAAGTGCCTTTTACGATACCATGATCGCGTGTATAGCACTCAAAATCCATAGAACCAATAAATTTCTTATCAACTGATACAACACCATAGTCCATACAGTTCCAAAACTGTAGGTTTGGTAAGTTCATATCGGGAGAAGGTGTCTCAGGATCCGCTACAAAGGCACTTATAGGCAATTTGTCATACATTGCCGCATATTCGGGTAGATAGGTCTCAAAATAAAAAGCACGCCCAGGAATCGATTTAACCGATACCCAGACGCCTTTAACAAATTCACCATGACCAGATTGATGGTCGGTAAGATATTCTTTACGAACCCAAACTTCCATTGAAGGAAGGTTTGCAATTAAGCACGCCATACATTTCTTTACATGTATGTTTATCTATACATCACCGTCCTTGTCCGCGATATGCTTTCTTGGCATTATTACGAGACGACGCGGCGTATTTTGTGCCGTTACCTTGCCCTTGACG